AACCTAGCACTATCTTTAGAAGGTAATTCTCTTATTCTTTTCCAGTTTGTAGAAAAACATGGCAGAGATTTACATTCAATTATCAAAGAACAAGCAAAGAATCGCCAGGTATTCTTTGTTTACGGAGGAACAGATGTTGAAGTCCGTGAATCAATTCGTGCTATTACTGAAAAAGAAAAAGACGCTATTATTGTGGCATCTTACGGCACTTTCTCTACTGGTATTAACATTCGCAATCTACACAATATCATCTTTGCAAGTCCTTCTAAGTCTAGGATCCGTAATCTGCAATCTATCGGTAGGGGTTTACGGATAGGTGATGATAAAACTGAAGCCACATTATTTGATATCTCTGATGATTTCCGTATAGGCAAATTTACCAATTACACCTTGAAACATTTCGTAGAACGTGTTAAAATATACGATGATGAAAAATTCAATTACAAGTTTTATAACATAGACCTAAAAAATGGATAATATAAAAATAGTAAGACTACAATCAGGTGAAGATGTTATAGCAAATTATACTGATAATGAAGAAGGTTCAATTACCTTAACCAACCCAATGTCTTTGATGTTCAAAAGGATGCCAACAGGCAGAGCTGTAATGATGATGAGTCCTTGGTTACCTTTAGAATTAGTTGAAGATAATGTTGCTTGCATATATGCTCAAGACATTCTTTCCATATTTCAACCAAAACAATCAATCATTGATTATTATAATACAACGGTAACAGAGGTTGAAGAAGATAGGCAGAATGAAGAAATGAATGAACTGCATGACCTTGAAGAAGATGATTTAGAGATGTCAGCAGAAGAAGAACAAGAGGTTATGGAAGAATTAAACCTGCTTCGTCAGGATATTAAGAAGAAGCTTTTACACTAAACTTGCAAACGGAACACCGCTACTATAACATTGTCAAGCGATAAATGAGGCAAATGTAGCATAAAGATGGTGCTTTTTGTGGAAAGTATGATATAATGATTGTATGTTAGAATATAATGAACAGAACCTACAAACAGTATGTGAGATTATCAAACGAAATCTTACACCAGATTTGTTGCCAAAAAAATGGATAATTAGAAACGAAAGTAATCCTGCCTTTGGCCATTGTCATAATGCTTCTGGTTGTTTGTATAAGATATTTGGTTCTAAACAATTAAGTTTGTACCGAGGCTTTGATGGTGAAATATATCATTGGTGGGTTCAAGACAAATCAGGTAAGATAATTGATTTAACCTCAGAACAATACACAAGTGTTGGTAAATTACCACCTTATGATAAAGCTGAGAAATCAGGACTACTTGGTTTTGATTATAAAAAAAGAGTTCTTAAATTGCATGACAGAGTAGTAAATGAATTGAGCGGTAATAAATTAGGATTATTAAATCATTATGAGTAAAAAACACTATGTCAACAATGCTGACTTTCTGGCATCTCTGATTGACTATAAAGAAAGATGTAGAAAAGCTAAGAAAGACAAAAAGGAAGACCCACCAATTCCAAATTATGTTGGTGAATGTTTTCTAAAGATTGCAGAACACCTTTCTCGCAAGCCTAATTTTGTATCATATTCTTTTCGTGATGAAATGATTGCAGATGGTATTGAGAATTGTATCCAATACTTCCGTAATTTTGATGAAACTAAATCAAAGAACCCATTTGCTTACTTTACACAGATTATTTACTTTGCCTTTTTGCGTAGAATCCAAAAAGAGAAAAAACAACTGTATGTAAAGTATAAAGCAACACAACAATTTGGTATGCTTGACGAAGGCGAAATGTATGAAGATGTTGATGGTCATATGAAACAGTTTGAACTTTATGATAACATCGCCGAGTTTATTGAAACATTTGAAGAAGCTAAAGAAAAGAAAAAGAAATCTAAGACAAAAGGATTAGAGAAGTTTCTTGACGCTGACGAATTGGATATTCCAAAAGAACTATGAAGATTGCTCTTATAAACGACACCCATGCAGGTGCTCGTGGTGATGACCCACGATTTAATGAATTCTTCTTTAAGTTTTGGGAAGGCACATTTTTTCCTTATCTAAAAGAAAATAACATTAAACACATCTGCCATCTTGGTGATGTGGTTGACCGCAGAAAGTTTATTTCATTTGTAACACTTAATTCATGGCGTAAACGCTTCTTTGATGTATTACAAACAGAAGGTATTAATATGGATGTAATTGTTGGTAACCATGATGTTACTTACAAGAACACGAATGAGATTAATGCTATGCATGAGTTGTTTGACCATTACACAAATATTAATGTGATGATTGAACCAAAAAATATGGAGTATGATGGTTTATCTGTTGCCATGGTGCCATGGATTAACTCAAGTAACTATGAACAAGCTTTAGAATTTCTAAAGACAACCAAATCACAAGTAGTATTTGGCCATTTTGAGATTGCTGGGTTTGAAATGGACAGAGGTAATGTATGTCATACAGGCATGGACAAATCAACGTTTGATAGGTTTGATATGGTCTTATCTGGCCACTTTCATCACAAGTCTACCAATGGTTCTATTCACTATCTTGGTAATCAATATGAAATAACATGGGCAGATTATAATGACCCTCGTGGTTTTCATGTGTTTGATACCGAAACAAGAGAGTTGACATTCGTTTCAAACCCTAATAGAATGTTCCATAAAATTAATTATGATGATGCAACAACTGACTTTGCTTATTGGCAAGCATTTGACTATGCAGCTTTAAAAGATTGTTATGTAAAGATTGTAGTATTGAATAAACAAAACCCATATCTATTTGATAATGTGTTAGATAATCTATACAAGGCAGGCATTGGTGATATTGCCATTGTTGAGGACTTTACCGATACGATTATTGAAGATGATAAAGACCTTGTGAATCAGGCAGAAGATACAATGACCATTCTATCCAAGTATATTGATAACTTGACATTGACTGTGGATAATGATAAACTTAAAACTTTAATGAAAGAGCTTTATGTTGAAGCTCTCACTACTGAAACTGAATGATATTATTTCGTAAAATAAAATGGAAAAATCTGTTAAGTACCGGCAACCACTTTACAGAGATACAGTTTGATAAGTCACCTAGCACACTAATAGTTGGTTCAAACGGAGCAGGTAAATCTACAATGCTTGATGCATTGTGTTTTGTTTTGTTTGGCAAGCCATTTCGCTCGGTGAATAAACCATTGTTATTGAATTCAATCAATGGCAAAGATTGTCTTGTTGAAGTTGAATTTAATTCTGGCAATAAACACTATAAGATTGTTCGTGGCATTAAGCCAAATGTGTTTGAGATTTGGCAAGATGGTGAGATGATTAATCAAGATGCTGCTGTAAGAGATTACCAAGAGTACCTTGAAAAGTTTATTCTTAAATTAAACTATAAATCATTTACACAAATTGTAATTCTTGGTTCAGCATCATTCACACCATTCATGCAATTGTCGGCATCTGACCGCAGAGCAATCATTGAAGAACTTTTAGATATTCAGGTGTTTTCTGCCATGAACAATATTCTAAAAGACAAGATTACAATGAACAAAGACGCCACAATCACAAAAAAATATGATATTGATTTGGCTCAACAAAAACATGATTTGCAGAAAAAGCATATTGATGAACTGAAACAAAACAATGAAGATAAGGTAAAAGAACATGAAGGTGAGATTAGTAGTAGTGCGAACACCATATCCACGCTGGCAGAACAGATTACTCAATTCACCACAGAAGTCCAAGAGTTACAACGATTGGTTGATGCCAAGGTTGAAACAGAGGCTAAGGTCAAAAAGATTACAAAACTTGAATCGCAAATTGAAAGCAACTTATCCAAATTTCGTAAGGATATCAGTTTCTTTCAACACAATAACGATTGTCCAACGTGTAGGCAAGCCATTGCCATGGAATTCAAAGAGAAAGAACTTGCCTTACTTGACAATAGGGTTACGGAATGTGACCATGGCCTTAAAGAGTTAGAGAAAAAATTATTAGAAGAACAGGCAAAACTCAATTCAATTAATGAAACACAGAAACAAATTCAGGCATTACAAATTAGAATCGCTACCAACAACACATCTATTACAGAAACAAACAAATATATCAAGCGATTAGAAAAACAAGTTGAAGATTTGAAGTCAAACAAATCAACTACTGAAAAAGAAGAACAAGAATTAAGCATCATAAATGTTACATTAAAAGACTTAAAGCAACATTTATGTGACCTTATAGATGAGAAAACATATTACGAGGTGGCATCTGGCCTGCTAAAAGATACAGGTATCAAGACCAAGATTATCAAACAGTATTTGCCAATCATTAACAAATTGGTAAACAAATATCTGGCATCATTTGATTTCTTTGTGAACTTTAACCTTGATGAATCGTTCAAAGAAACAATTAAATCAAGGCATCGTGATGATTTTACCTATGATTCTTTTTCAGAAGGTGAAAAACAAAAGATTGATTTGGCACTATTGTTCAGTTGGCGTGCTGTCGCTAAACTAAAGAACTCTGCTAACACCAATCTATTAATACTTGATGAGGTGTTTGATTCAAGCCTTGATGCCAATGGTACAGAGTATCTGATGACCATATTACAGATGCTAGAAGGCACAAATGTATTTGTTATCTCTCATAAGGGTGATATACTACAAGATAAGTTCCGTAGTGTGGTTCGTTTTGAGAAGGTAAAAAACTTTAGTAGGATTGTAAAATGAACTTTGAACAATATTTAAGAAACTATAAAGAAGTAATTGATAAAGAAGTTGAGGGCTGGTTTTACCCTAAAGATATTATCATTACTTACGGCATATTAAAAGAATTACAGAAACCAAAAGGTGATGTGTGTGAGATTGGTGTTGCATATGGTAAAAGTGCCATTGCTATCTCACAATTTATTGGTAACAATAACTTTTACTTGTATGATATCTTTTCTGAATCTGATAAAGAAAAAGCTGCAGCTAATATTGCAAAGTTTGGTAATGCAAACAATCTAATTTGGAGATTAGAAGATACAACAGAGTTGAAATATGATGATGTTGTTTTTCAAAATGAATTGAGGTTTCTCCACATTGATGGTTGCCATGAACACTCGGCTGTGTTAAGTGATTTGCTATTGTTTAATACCAAAATGAAAGATGATGGCATCATTGCACTTGATGACTTTCAAGACCAAGAATTTCCTGGTGTTAATAGTGCAGCCTTTCAATTCTCATTATCAAATACTAATTATAAAAATTGGAGAATATTTGCGATTGGCGACAACAAAGCATATATGTGCCAAAAGAAATATGCCGAATTATATCAAAAGGCTTTGATAGATTACATTCAAAAGGCAAAAGAACAATACAATGTTCCATTTGCTATGCATTTGGGTTTGCGTGAACTTTTGGATATGAATGTTCTTATGTGTGATTCCAGAACGGCATGGGACCCACAGGTAATAAAAGAATCTTTATTTGACAAACCAATCATAGGATGATATAATGAGTGAATTCAAAAAACTAAGTGAGTATACCGATGGGCATAATCGAACTGGCCAAGTCTACCTAACAGGCGTAGGCAAATCTAGGTTTATGGCCTTGCTTTATGAAGCAGAAACAGATTATAATGATGCTAAGTATTTTGACAGAGAAGAAGATGCCGAAATTTGTGCAGAAGATTGGGTAATGAAAGTATGAGTGAAATGTTTACAATTAATACCGAAGAAGGTATTGTTAAAGAAAAAGAAGAATTAATTCAACCTTTATCATTGTTTGATGATAATCATCCAATGCTTTTTCAAAAGATACCTGAATATGATGTTACACGATTGCCAAATCCAGTTCTTGGTAAACTAATCAAACGATTGAAGATGACCATGAAGTTACATGGTGGTATTGGACTATCTGCTAATCAATGTGGCATATTTGAGAGAGTGTTTGTGTTAGGTGCAAACGATGCCATTTGGGCTTGTATCAATCCAAAAATTATTAATGCTTCGCCTGATTTGATTAGAGATAAAGAAGGATGTTTATCTTTTCCTGGCTTAGCACTTAATGTAGAAAGGCACTCTTGGGTAGAAGCAGAATTCATTAACGAAGAATGTAAAGTTGTGCAAATGCGTTTTGAAGGTTTGACAGCAAGATGTTTTCAACACGAACTAGACCACATGAATGGCATTAAGTTTACCAACCATGTTAAACCACTTGCATTACAAATGGCAAAAAAACAACAACAGAAATTAATTAAAAAAATTACGAGATTGAAGAAACAATATGGTTGATCCTAAAGCTGATGTAGAAGAACAATGGAAGCAATGGCAAGATGAGAATCCGCCAAGTTCTTTTGTTAACATTGATGAGGGTTATCTCAAAGAGAAAACCATCAATGACTTAACCTATGTTTCACAAATGGATGTAAAAGAATACACACTCTATCAAAAGTGGTGTGAAATCAAAGAGAAATATCCTACTGTTGTTAATCAAACTCTATTTGGTGAAGAAGTTCAGCTTGTTGACCCAAACCAACAAAAGGTTGTTGATGAAATTAAGGCATCTATTTGGGTGCCAAAATCAGCTGAAGATTATCTTAACCTAAAACCTGTATTAGAATACACAGATGATTCTGGTAAAGATATGCAGATTGGTATTGATGGTAAAGAATTTGAAGTAGAAAAGAAACGAAGCAAAGACTTACCTGAAAGATGGAACACAGTTCGTAATTTCATTTCAACAATGAAGAACAACAGTAACATTGGTCGCAACCTAAACTTCTTGGTTCGTGACCAGGTGACTGGCAAGTATCTAGGTGTCATCTGTATATCATCTGACTTTCTTGACCTCACTCCTCGTGATGATGTGATTGGTTGGCCTCGTGAACTAAAGACACAAGGCAGTATGATTAACCACACGGCAATTGGTTCTACTATCGTGCCATTTCAACCACTCGGTTATAATTATGTTGGTGGTAAGTTACTTGCTTTGCTCTGCCTATCTGATGAAGTGCAGAGATTATGGAAAAAACAATATGGTGATGTGTTAATTGGTGTAACAACAACATCATTGTATGGCAGAACAAAGGCTGATGGTCTATCACAGTATGACAATCTTGACCACTGGCAGAAAATGGGCTTTACGGCAGGTTCAGTATCATTTGAACCAAGTAGAGAAACTCGGTATGATATTATTAATTGGTTAAAGACTAATCATACTCGTAAATACTTTGAATGGTATGTTGCAAAGAAGCCATCAGGTCAACCATACAAGCGTGACCATAAGAATCGTTCACTAGGTTTTACATATAGTAAACTTGGTATACCAAAAGAACTGATTCGTACCGACCATGCTCGAGGCATTTACTTCTCACCATTGTATGATAACTCTTATGAGTTTCTCCGTGGTGAAATCAAAGAAGATAAGTTGGTAAAATCATTTGATACAAGCTATGAATCATTGGTGAATATCTGGAAAACAAAACACGCCATTGGTAGAATTAAACAATTGACCAAGAAGAATAAAGTATCCTATGAAACATTGTTTTATGATGATTTGATTTACCTATCATGGGAAGAAACAAAGGCAAAATATCTAGGTCAAGTAGGCAGATAAAAACTTTTGCCGTTAAAACGCTTGACAAGTTACATATATAATGTTATAGTATTGAATATGCGGTGGGTTGTAGAACAAGTTGGACTTCCCGTTTAATTATCCTTGTGCAACTCAAGGCCACCGCTCCACTATAAAAGACTATGTTTACATTTCTAGGCATCCTAGGTTTTCTCATCACATTACTTGTTGCCATACCAGCAACATTAATCGCTTTCGCCTCTCTTATTGAACACCCAATAAAAACAATTATCAAATTGTGGACAGATGTGGTTGAAACTTACCGCACTCTTTGGGAAAACATTTCAAAATAATTGCCTCAATTGTAATCTAGGTGTGATATAATAGCCTTATGATTGAAGATTACTCTCACACTCTATTAGAACAGGAAGAAATGCATTTCTATTCCTGTGTTGCCGATGTTATTCGTGCCTTTCAATGCCACGGTGCCAGTCATATCCTACATGAAGTAATGAAAAATTCTCAATTAAAACAAGAGCTTAGCCTGTTGCTTTCACGCAACAAGTAAGCTTGACTTTCCTCGTGGTTCGTGTATAATGGTTGCATATTAATTAGAAAGTTCATATGGCATTTACAGTAGAATCTAAATCACAATTGGCAAAGTTACTTGCCACAGAAAATCTTACCATCGAGCATCAAAAGATTCGCACAGCGATGTTCGACCCTAAAAATCGTGTTCTCTATTGTCCTATCTGGAAAGATATGACTGGTGCTACATACGACCATATGTTAGGTCACGAAGTTGGCCATGCACTCTACACACCTGCCGAAGGTTGGCATGAAGCGGCTTCTTCTCTCGGTGCCAAATACAAAGGCTTCTTGAATGTAGTTGAAGATGCTCGTATTGAAAAGAAAGTTAAAAGAAAATATCCTGGTATTCGTTCTTCATTCGTTAAAAGTTATCAGGCACTTTTTGATAAAGATTTTTTCGGTGTCAAAGGCCGTGATTTGAATAGCTTGTCATTTATTGACCGCCTTAATCTTCACACAAAATCTTCTGGTACTACCAAAGTAGAATTTAATGATGATGAAATAAAATTGGTAAAACAAGTTGAAGCTTGTGAAAGTTGGGAAGATGTGGTTCGTGTTACTAAATCTGTATTCAATTATTCCAAAGAAGAACAATTTGAAATGCTACAGCAATTGTTAGCAAGTATGGATTACCAACAAGATGGTGATGCTGATGAATCTGATGGTGATAGTTATGAATATTCAGATTATGATGAAGAAGGTGAAGAAGAACAAGAAGCCTCTCAAAGCGGTGATATGCAAGGCGAAAGTGGTTCAGAGAAACAAGAAGCTAAAAAATCTAATTCTCAAAATGATGATGGTGAAGAAACGAATAGTGATGAAAATGGCAATTCAATCAATCACGATAAAGAATCTAAACCTACTGATATTGACCAGTTTGAACCTTCTTGCCAAACCGATGAAAACTTCCGTAAGAATGAGGATAGTTTAGTTGCTCAAGAATGTAAACCATATGTTTATGGTAAAATTCCTAAAGCAAACCTTGATAACATTGTTACTCCTGCCAAACGGGTTCATCAGTTATTAGAAAAATATTATTTCAACTATGATGGTTCTCCTGAGCGTAATGCTCGTTTTGAATCGTATGCTTCTTCTAAAGTGAAAGAATTCAAATCAAAGAATGAGCGCTATGTTAGTTTATTGGCCAAAGAATTTGAAATGAAGAAAGCCGCTCGTGCTTACGCCAAGGCTAAAGTGTCTAATACAGGTGACATTGATATCAGTAAACTTTACAAATATCAAGTGGAGGATAATATCTTCCGTAAGATGATGAGAGTACCAAAAGGTAAATCTCACGGTTTAGTATTGTTGCTTGACCGCTCTGGTTCCATGTCCCGTAATATGGCAGGTTCAATTGAACAGATTTTGGTTCTTGCTATGTTCTGCCGTAAAGTGAATATTCCATTTGTTCTGTATGGTTTTGGTGATGTAACAGAAAGCCGTGCTGTTGATTATCCTGGTTATGACATTAAGAAAAATGCTTGTTTTCAACAAAATGTAAATGAATTTTCTTTTGATACGGTATTCTTGCGTGAGTATATCAATTCAAAGATGAGCAATTCAGAATTCAACCGTTGTATTCGTAATTTGGTTTTGCTAAAAGAATCTTATACTAGTGGTTATCATTCTCTTGGTCGGCCAATGAGTGAGCATCTTGGTAATACTCCTTTGTTGCAAGCGATGATTGCATTAGAACCAATTACAAAAGACTTTCGTAAAGTGAACAATTTAGATTTGGTTAACCTTGTGGTTGTCCATGATGGTGATGCTGACAATACAAGTAGAATAAATGTTGAAAGAGATCCACATGAATGGGAAAAACAAGGTGAAAAAATAATTAGACCTACTTCATTTAATAGCTCTCGTGAAAATGTATTCATTAAAGATTATGAATCTAAATTACAAGTTAAAATTGAATCATCCGTTCTGAATGGCTTTTACGATGAATCTTTCCGTATTGCTATCTTTGATTGGTTCCGTGCCAAAACTGGTGCAAAGATTTTTGGTTTCTTTATTGCAGGCCAAGGCCGTGAATTAAGACACGCTCTTGCTCACAGGTATGTTAATAAAGATGGTAAATCTATTAATGAGATGATTAAAGAAAAATATAGTTCTACTCATATGATGATTTCGCCAGATAAAAGTGATATCGTTAAAGATATTGTTGCTAAAATGAAAAGTGAAAAGTTTATTCAATCTTACAATAAAGGCTACGAAGCATTCTTTATTATGCCTGGTGGTTCTGATTTGCAAATTGAAGATGAGGAGTTGGTTGTAACTGGTACGGTAACCGCTAATAAGTTAAAAACGGCATTTATGAGAATGAAT